AACAAACAAAAGATGCAGCCATAAACAGAATTATATATGAAGCAAGAAGTGCAGAACACTTTATGAATATGGCAAGATATAACGACTATGTAGCAAGCAAAACAATGAAAGAAAACATAGAAATTGTACAGCAACAAGCATTAAAAACAGCAGCAGAAGTACTACTAATTAAATCGGAAAAAACAAATGTGGATACTGACACACAAAAGAAAATAGCTGAAACAATCAAAACTAATCAGGACGTAAAAAACAGTATAGTTCAACTAGCACAAGAATGGAAAGGATTAGAACTAAAAGAAAAAGAATTAAAAACAAAAGGATTAATGGACAAATTAGAAATATTATACAAAGGAATGAAACTACCATTAGGGGCACAATTACCAATACACGATGTGCAAAGCTTTGTAAAAGAAATGGACAGAATACTTGAAATTAAATACTAAAAATATGTGTCTATACTCAAAGTTAATAAAAAACAGAAAGTACACACTAAATAAAAAAAACGGGGGGAATATTCCTCCCGTTTCAGATGACAGAACACTATACGTACCAGTAGGATGTGGAAACTGCATAGAATGTAGAAAAAAGAAAGCAAGAGAATGGCAAGTAAGACTACTAGAAGATATTAAAGATAACAAAAACGGAAAATTCATAACACTAACGTTCAGCAACGAAAGCATAAAAGAACTATTAAAATACGAAAAAACTTGTACAGACATTGTAACAGGAAAAAAATACAAAATTACACTAAACAGTCTATCAGGATATGAACTTGATAATCAAATAGCAAAAGTAGCAGTAAGATTATTCCTAGAAAGATGGAGAAAAAAATACAAAAAAAGCATAAGGCATTGGCTAATAACGGAACTAGGGCACAACGGAACAGAAAATATACATTTACACGGTATAATATGGACAGATGAACCATTAGAAGAAGTTGAAAGAATATGGAGTTACGGACATGTATGGAAAGGAAAAATGGTAAAAGACAGAATAGTAAACTACGTAAATGCAAAAACAGTTAACTACATAATTAAATATGTAACAAAAGTAGACGAAATACACAAAACATATAAAGGAGTAATATTATGCTCATCAGGAATTGGAAAGAACTACACAAATAAACACGATTTCAATAAAAACAAATACATAGATGGAAAAACAAATGAAACATACAAAACTTCAACAGGACACAAAATATCATTACCAATTTACTGGAGAAACAAATTATATTCAGAGGAAGAACGTGAAAAACTATGGTTAGAAAAATTAAACAAAGAAGAAAGGTGGGTAATGGGAGAAAAAGTTAAAGTAAACACAGAAGAAGGACAAAAAGAATACGAAAACCTAGTAAACTATTACAGCAGAAAAAACCCTATACTACCTGCTTATCGGAACAGGAGAAAACAAAACAGTATTAAACGTGGGTGAAAAAACCTATGTAGGGGTATCAAAACAAATTGCAGAAGCAAGTAAAAGACCAGAAAACAAGTAACTAAAATTATGTGGCTGGGAGAGAACCCAGTCGGAAACCGAAACCGAAACCGTGAAAGGGAGGTGACAGCCGGGAAAGACCGGCATATTACAAACTATAAAAAAACACAAAAATGAAAAAGAAATTCCCTTGGGGTGAACTAATTAAACACCTACTAACATTAGCAGCAGCAGTATTAGCAAGCTTAGGTATTGACTAAAAAAACAACTATGAAATGGTATACAGAAAACATATACGTGGACCAACTAACAGGTCAAGTAATACCAAAAAACGAATTCAAAGAATTATACATAACAGTAAAAACAATTAAAAATGCAAGTATTAGAAAACAATGGGGAAAACCCAACGCCAACGGTACTAGAACAGAAGAAAGAATCGGAATCAAACAATGTATACATCTTGGATGCAGAGAAGGAAAGCAACTCAAACTCCTCTAAAATAGTAGAGAGATGTAACTACAAAAACACAATGTTCACATTAATAACAGTAAACGACGAATCAGAAGAAAATACATTTATAACAGTAGGTAAATACAGAATGACAGATAAACTTACAAAAGAAAAATGTATAGAAATGATTGAAAACAGAGACTGGCTATTAATAGCAGGAATAATTGAAATTACAGCAGAATTAATAGAAAAAGAAAAGACAAAAAACAATTAAAAAAAGGGCGGGAGTACGAAAGGAAACCGCCTCAATTTAAAAAGCCAATAGAAAAGGAATAGAAATCCTTATGGCCCAACTGTCGTTTTACGACAAAGGGGGACAGGTTCTATTCGGCAAAAAACATAAAAAACAAATAAAACACACAATTATGAAAAGAACACTAGGAGGAGAACGTCTAGGCTCCGGAAACAAAATGAAGGTAGACATGCACGGCTTTGAAAGAAGCACACACGATTTAGGATATATATGGAGGAGTACAATGAGTGCAGGAACACTAGTACCATTTATGAAAGAAATAGCATTACCAGGAGATACATTCGATATAGACCTAGATTGCGACATAAAAACACATCCAACACTAGGGCCATTATTCGGAAGCTATAAAGTACAATTAGATGTATTCGAAGCACCAATAAGACTATACCAAGGATGGTTACATAACAACAAATTAGGTATAGGACTGAAAATGAATACAGTAAAACTACCCATATACACAGCAGAAGCAGACACTGTGGGAGGATTGACACAAGAAGAAATAGGTGATATAGACAACTACCAAGTAAATCCATCAGCTCTACTAGCATACCTAGGAATGAGAGGAATAGGAACTAATCAAACAGCTGTAGCAACAGCAACAAGACAATTTAACGCAGTACCATTATTAGCATACTGGGACATATACAAAAACTACTATGCAAATAAACAAGAAGAAATAGGAGTTGTAATACATACACCTGCTCCAACTGTACAACAAAACGTATCAGGTATACAAGTAGATGACACATTTGGTAATACTTATAGTATACCACAAGGGTCGCCAGGAACAACAATACCATTAGTACCAGGAAGCCTAATAATAATAACGAATTCTGGTACAGCACAAGACCCAAATCAAATTATAATATACGCAGCAACAGGAGGGTCACCTATACAACAAACACTAGCAAACATAGCAACATTTGTTAGCGTGGTAGGAAACGTACAAACATACTTATACCAAGGAGGCTTAGGAGTAGCATATATTAGCTGGTGGGAATATCAAAGCGGAACAAGTACAGCACCAACAGTGGTTAATCTAGTACAATTCGACCTAAACAAAATTGACGAAATGAGAGAATACCTACTAACAAATTTAGGTACATCACAAATAAACATAAGAAACGCAGGGCTAGAACCATACATATTACAGTTTGACTCAAACAGTGATTTCAGAAGCCTACAAGCAACACAAGAAGGACTAGGAATAAAAACATACCAATCCGATATATTTAACAACTGGCTTGAAACAGAATGGATAGACGGAACAGGGGGAATAACTGAAGTTACATCAATCGACACTACAGGAGGAAGCTTTACAATAGATACACTAAACTTGGCAAGAAAAGTGTATGACATGTTAAACAGGATAGCAGTAAGCGGAGGAACATACGACGACTGGAAAGAAACAGTATGGGCACACGAAGGATACAGAAAATGCGAAACTCCAATGTATCACGGAGGATTAAGCAAAGAACTAGTATTCCAAGAAGTAGTAAGTAATGCAGAAGCAGGTTCGGCAGTAACACAACCACTAGGAACTCTAGCAGGAAAAGGAGTAATGAGTAATAAACACAAAGGTGGAAAATGCACAATAAAAGTAGACGAACCAGGTTATATAATAGGAATTATAAGCCTTACACCTAGAATTGATTACAGCCAAGGAAACGATTGGGATATACATCTAGATAACATGGATGATTTACACAAACCATCATTAGACGAAATAGGATTTCAGGAATTAATAACAGAACAAATGGCATGGTGGGATACATACTACGATAACACAGGACTAGGAGTATGGGTACAAAGAAGTGCAGGAAAACAGCCAGCATGGATAAACTACATGACAAACTACAACAGAATAAGGGGTAACTTTGCAATACAATCTAACGAAATGTTTATGGTATTAAACAGAAGTTATAAACCAAACTTCGCAGGAACAAGTACAGGAGGATTAACAATACAAGACCTGACTACATATGTAGACCCAAGAATATATAACCAAATATTCGCAGATACATCATTAGACAGCCAGAACTTCTGGGCACAAATAAAGGTAGATATGACAGTGAGAAGGAAAATTAGCGCAAAAGTAATGCCAAATCTATAATTTAAAAAAGGAATACACAACAGAAAGGGTAGGAAACTACCCCATATTTATAAACAATTAAAAAACAAAATTATGTATCATCAAAGAAAATTCAACCACAACAGACTATCAATTAACAAAAGCTATCAAGGTGAAAGAATTGAACAAAAAATAGCAAGAATAGTAAACAATAAAGAACCAATTACAGACGGTGCGCCTCTAATATATACGGAAAGAAAAGATGGAGTAGGAGCAGAATACAACATAAGAACAGACAGATTTGAAGTGGCGATAGATGCAATGGACAAAGTAGCAAGCACACTAAGAGCAAAACGTGAACAAAAACCATCATTAGGTGAGGAAGCAAAAGAAGGAATGAAAAAAGAAGGAGAGACCGGAGGTCAGTCAACACAAGCGACACAATAATAAACAAAAATTGATTACGCAAGCGGTACGCATGTGTTCTATATTATCAAGGGCCGGCGTACTGCTTTTTACAAAAAGCACGAAAAATAAAATATACAACTATGCCAAACAATAACAATGCAAATATATGGATGCAAGCAGCAGCAGGAGCATCCCAGGGAGCAATGGCTCTAGGATTACAAAGACTAGGAGTAAACTACGATTACAGAAAGCAATTCGGACAACAAAGAAAACTAAGTGAACTACAACTAGAAATGGAAAGCAGGCTAATGGATATACAAAACCAAAAGCAATTTGAAATGTGGCAGAAAACAGGACCAACAGGATATAAAGCAGAACTACTAAAAGCAGGATTAAATCCAGCACTAATGTATGGAATGAGTGGAGGCGGTGGACAAACAATTGGTGGAGGTATGCCATCAGCAAACACAGGAACTGCACCAGACCCTAACACAAGAAGTGCAAACGTAATGGGAATAGGATTACAAGGAGCAATGCTAGAAGCACAAATTGAAAACATAAAAGCAGACACGAAAAACAAACTAGCAGACGCAACAAAAACAAGCGGTGTAGACACCGAAGAGGCACAAACAAGAATAGTATTAAATAAACAAGACGTTAAAAACAAAGAAGCACTAGAAGCGTTGACAAAAGCAGAAACAAACATAGCAAACATTCAAGGAGCTGTAAATGAACAAACAAAAGATGCAGCCATAAACAGAATTATATATGAAGCAAGAAGTGCAGAACACTTTATGAATATGGCAAGATATAACGACTATGTAGCAAGCAAAACAATGAAAGAAAACATAGA